GAATACTAGCTGATTGACAGAAAAAATCAACACCACCAAATCTTTCTAGGGTAAATTTAAACCCTGTAGGTGTTAAGAAATTTCTGTTTTGCGGTAGTTTTTTGTACCAATCAGCAGACATGTCAGCGTCCCAAGCACTACTATTTAGCAGTCATTGAAGACTGTACCTACCTGGGATCCTAGTTCTGATCCTGCTTTCTGTCCTAGTAGTAGAGCCCAACCACCTGCCAACCAACCCACGTAGGGGATGCTAGCAACCGCAGGGACAGCAACACCAGCTGCGATAGCACTACCTGCCATTGCACCTTGTGACCGTGCTCCAGCGTCCGCCACGATGCACTCTATGTCTTTCGCAGACTTTCCCTCGCCGTCTAATACAGCACCTCCTAGGTTGCGTGTGCCGTCCATTGTGAATTGATCACGACGCCACTCGCGACGACTTTCAGTGCCGCCTCCAAAGAATCCTTTCTTATTGGTATCTGAAGATAGAGATCTTTGAGATTCTAAAATAGCAGGATCATTTGCTTTGTATTCAATTTCATATCCATCTTTGCCAGCTTTGATTCTGTATGATGAATAGTCACCATGTGGAATATTAATTGTAGGAACCTGTGGAAGGTCTGGTTCTTGTGGTCTGTTAATTACATAACCAAGTAAACCTAGATGTGCTATAGCAAATGCAGATCCTAAAGCAAGGGCAATCACTTTGACTGGTGACTTGCTTGGTGTTTGCTCGATAACTTGTTTGGGTTCTGTTGGTTTATTCTGTTCTTTCTGTGCTGCTGCAAGTTCTCTCTTTGCAGCTGCATCATCTAGGGATGGCATAATAACCCCATGGTATAGTCTTTAATTATTTAGACAAAAAAAAGACCCCCTCGGAGAGGGAGTCCAAAGAAACCTGAAGTGATGGATCACATCAAGTTGATAACTTGTACTCTTCTGTAGTACATGTTGGCGTTTGCCGAAAGTGTTTCGCCATCTGGGGTGCCGTTGTATGCACCGTTGGTGGTGACGAAAGGATTGCTGACCATGCCGTAGCGAGTCTTGAAGCCAATCTTGGGCTGGAAGGTCTCGGGATCGATCGAGCGAACCATCTGGAGGGGAACGTAAGGACAGTAGAATAGTCCTGCGTCGTAAGGCGATGTACCTTTGTATCCGATGACGTAGTAGTGCTTGTCGGAAAGGTTAGCAGCATAAGGATCAACGTAGACCTTGATGCGACCGTTGATTGTACCAACCGAAAGGTTGCCAGTGTCATCAACATCACCGATGGAAGGACCACCAGCACCAGTTAGACCACTGCTGTAGTCAAGAACGCCTGCCATTGCGAGTGCCGAAGCAACATCAGCAGAACAGATCAAGAAGTTGCCCTTTCCTCTACGAGTCTCTTGTGCGATTGCGTTGGCATCGCGCTCGATTTGGAAGAGAAGACCCTTGAATTTCTCAACGGACCAGCGACCATTGCTGTCAACGTCTAGGTCAAAGATACCTGCGTTTGCAACGTTGTTTTGAGCACCGACTTTAGCAACCTGATATACTGTACGTACAACTTCACGGTTGATTTCTGCAAGGACTTCACTAGACAAGATGTTAGCAAGTTCTTGCTCTGCATCTAGACCATGAATCGCCTTGAGGTCTTGTGCCAGTTCCAAGGTGTACTCTGCTTTGAGAGCTCTGGACTTTGCAGTCACAGAAGTCTTCTCAATGCTGAATGACATCTCACGGAACAGACGGGAAGCTTCGCCCATCTTCTCCAAGTTCTCACGGCTCATGCCACGACCTACTTCGTAGGTGCCAGGTGAGGAGTCGTTAAGGAGTGCAGGGTTGTTGCCTTCGGAGTCGCCACCAACACCAGCGCCAGTTCTAGGTGTATAAGCACCTACTGTAGCGTCATGTGCTGTGGAGAATGCACTGTCAGGCTCGTTGAACAAGGCTTCTTCGCCGCCTTGGTTCTCGTAGCGTGAGCGCATTGCGAAGATTAGTCCAGTAGGACCACTCATTGGTTGGACGCCACAAACGTCATATGCCATTAGGTTAGGCATTGCACGACGGACGAGGCTGATGAGTACAGGGTCGAAACCTGCAAGACCAGCGGTGTTAGCGTTGCCGAGTGCGCTGCCAGCAGGAGAAACAGTACCAGCACCTAGGCTGTTAACTGCAACTTCATTTAGCATACCGCGCTCTTCGCGCATGAATCTTTCTTGGTTCTCCAGGAGGACGGAGGTGACAGCTTTCTTGTAACGGTTATCGATAGGCGAGGAGCCTTCGTGACCAAGAACAGGTGCCCACTTTTCCTGAAGATGTTCTGCGTTAAACATTTTCTTTATTGGATTAGGGAGTTAAATTATTATGAGTTCCAGCGACTGATAGCATTGAGGTATGCCGCCATTGCTGGGGTTACTTCTCCGCCTTCAACTGGTGCTTCATCAGTAGCTTCTGCTGCAGGTGTAGCAGGGTTTGCTGGGAAGTATGATTCACGGAGGGTCTTAACCTTCTCTGCGAACTTCTCTTCCGACTCAAACTCTACGCCTTCTGCTAGAGATGCCAACTTGTCTTTTTGTGTATCTACAAGACCTTCTGAAACAATGTTCAGAATTACAGTTTTTGCAGACTCATCTAGACGACCTTGAAGTTTCACGTTGCGCTCAATCTGTTCGTTGAGGCTGTCTTCCATCTTACGAATATCTTCGGACATTCCTTCCACGACATCAACTTTGTCGTCAGGAATATTAATATAATGTTCTTGGAAGAGATTCTTGAGTCCAGCGATGAAGTCTTCAGTAATCTCGTTACGAATACCACGATCGATAGATACTTGGTTCTCTTCCAACCAAGTTTGAATTGCGTACTTAATAGTACCACCTACTTCTTCTGCAAGTTCTGCTTTAACAGATGCAACTCGCTCGGAGAGGTTAGTCTCAAACTGCTCTTCGAGTTTTGCCCACTCTTCAGATAGTTTGGATTTGACTGCTGCTTCAAAAATTGTCGTTGCTTTTTCTTTGAACTCTTCGGTGAGTTCTGTACCTTCGGTAAGCGCAGCAACGTCTGCACTCATGTCAAGGGACTCGAAGGAAGGCTTGATTGGATATGTTACATCAGGACCAGTGCTGGTAGCATATGCTGCATCGGCACCAACGGTAACAGTCTTGCCCTGATCGCCAGCATCGTTGATGCTAGAAGTCTGTGCTGTGCCATCGCTCTGTGCGCCTTTAGCACCAACAGGAGCTGATGCTTTAGCACCAGGATTGTCTTCGCCCTCATCGTTTCCGTCTGGACGTGGACCACCATTATCGGTGACTGACTGTTGAGCGCCGTAACCGTTGACAGCATCAGTACCTACAGTTCCTTGTCCTTCGCCAGCTCCAGCTTTGGAGTTGACTTCGGTCTTGGATTGACCAGCAGGTGCGGATCCACCACCAGGAATAACTGCTGCAGATACGGTTGGCATAGGATCGCCAGCCTCAACAACTAAACCTGATTCAGTTACAAACTCCTCAAATTTTTCCTTTAACATATCTGACATGTGAGTTTCCCCTTGAATTTCTATAGCGATTTCTATGATTATTTATTAAGTTAAAGATTTGACAAGAAGTGTTCAAAGACCTTTAGAGTCCTTTCTTCCAGTTCTTTCTTGGATGATTCACTAATGTATCCCTGGTATTTAGCAACGGTTTTCTCTTTTAGGAGTCCGTTGTCCCATACCCATTCCTTTCCTTCCATGATGCCGTTTACAAATGCATCAGGAGCAGAAGGATCTGCTACGATATCAGCAGCAGTCGCAAGCATAAAGTCATCCATAACATAATTAGCGTCTTCACGCTTATCAATGCTACCCATGCCGCGAGAAGAAACACCAAGTTTCACACCCTCACCAAGGAGAGATTTGGCAATGTTGCCCATTGGTGTGTCAAGAATTCTTGCCTTGCCCACGAAGTTATTACCTTCAGCCTTGAGTGTTGTGATCCTGTGGGATACACGATCAAGGTTTACAGTAGGACCATCGGGGTGACCTAATTCTCCTAGCGCACGACCTTTCGATACGTACTCTTCATTATAACGACCTACTTCTTTTTCCAGAACAGAAAATGGATATACTCTTCCGTTACGGTTTCTTACTTCCGACTGGAGGAATACACCCTCAATGTAGAGACACTTTTGACCGTCTTTTTCTTCGGTCAAAAGTTTGACCTCCTCAATGTTTTCTGTAATGAGTTTCATTCTTCTGGAGTATCTGTAGGTTCATCAAAGTAGCTAGATGCTACACTTTGCTTGTACTGATCAATAACGTCTTGTGCTTTGCCGTATAGATAATCGTTAATCTTATCTAACGCATCGCCACGCTTCTTGTCAGCAATCAAATCAACAATGTCAACGAGTTCAGACTCTAATGGTGTGTCCATATTATAATCAAGAGTTATATTTTATTTATCAGCTTTAGGTTTTGCAGGCGAAGCAGCAGGTTTCAACTTATCCATTTCCTTTGCTTTATCTAGTTCTCTGGCAGCATCGTCTTCCGCAGATTGTGCATCTAGTTCAGGTTTGAAAGCATCGTTTTGACGATCCATCATATCCATAGACGTGACATCAACAGGGTCAATTACCATACCACTGTCAATATCAACACGCATCTGCTTATCGATTTCTTTGTATTCCTTCTCGGTCTGCATGAGAACCTGACGACGGATGTATTCTGTGGAGAAATACTTACCAACGAAAGGATCCATTTGTGTAACGAGAGTGATACGTTGCATCATCATCTCCTGTTTCTTCAACTCATTGAAGTGATTGTCAAACAGGAAGTCATACTGAATATGCTCTTCCATGTCCTCCCAATCTTCAGGAGCGATGACACCCTTGAGGATGAGTTGAGTCTTGAGAATGTCGTGGAACAAACGAGAGAAACGCTTGCGTAGACGACCAATGAACTTACTAAACTTCAGTTCATCACGTAGAATCTCTGTAGACTTGCCTAGGTTAAATGCTTTGTTATCGTCAGTAAGACGAGAGGGTGGTAGGTTCAGTGAGTTGTAAAGTTTCTTTCTAAAATACTCAACGTCCTTAAGCTCACCTAGGTTCTGACCACCAGGCAACGTAGTAATTTCAGTACCACGTCCACCTTCTCTACGAGGCAACCAGAAATCCTCAAGCATACTCATATGCTTTTTGTCATCACGGATCTCACCAGTGCTCGCATCATATACAAGCTTGTTGCGATAACGTGCCATGACATCACGGAGGTATTGTTCCGCTTTGACTTTAGGTAGGTTACCTACATCAATGTAAAAGATGCGACGTTCTGGTGCTCTTGATAGTCTGTAGATAACAAGACTATCTTCAATCATTCGTAGTTGATTGAGGGACTTGATTGCTTTATGCAAGAAGGACAAACTGTACTTCTTGTTGAGATCCATAACGCCAGAGTTTACTGTGGCGATAGAGTCTGAAGCAATCTTGATTCCATTATTAGTTGAGAAATCTGATGCACTGTTATGTGGCATCGTCATCGAACCAGAGAAACCCTTTGGTTGATAGATGTAATACTCTACGTAGTCGCCCCAATCATACTGCAACGCAGTACCTTTGACAGCTTGAGGATTTGCTGCAACTTCTGGATTGACAATCTTTTGACGAACTTTACGAATCTTGACTGCATCAATGTTTCGTAGTTCTAGAATACCTGCTTTGGGGTTTTCAAGATCGATGACCTTGTGGTAATATACCCTACCATCCACATACCAATTACGAATAATCTGATGAGCGTTCTTGTCAAAGTTCAGCATCTTCA